ACTATTGCTGCACTTCAGTACCATGCTCGTAGCTACCCTGTTTTAATTGACAGTGACTTACCTGTAAAGTGCCGTGTTATTGGAGATGACAAAGACGGACTTCGTGCTCTTCGTGCTGCTCGTGTAGAGCAACACATGAGCTACCAACTTCTTGAAGAAGATGAAGATTGGGAATCAGAAATGGATAAGGTTCTTATTACACAACCTATAGTAGGCTGTGCTTTTAAGAAAACTTATTTTGATCCTATTCGTAAGCACAACATCTCTGAAAATGTTCTAGCTAAAGACTTGGTTGTTAACTATTGGACCAAAAGCCTAGAAACAGCTAGTCGTATTACACATGTGCTTCAGATGACTAAGAACGAAATCTATGAGCGAGTAGCTCGTGGATTGTGGCTAGAAATATCAGAAGACAGACAACAACAATCTGCTTCTATTCTTGCGGGTAGCGGCCTACAGAACCTACAAGACAAGATCCAAGGTTTAACTCCTCCTGAACCCAGCGACTCAAGCACTCCAATAGAGATTCTTGAACAGCACTGCCATATTGACTTTGATGATGATGGCTACGCAGAGCCATACATAGTTTATGTTAGAAAAGACAACAAACAAGTAGCCCGAATTGTAGCTAGGTACACCAAACCCGATGTTGAATACAACAGTAAGGACGTAGTACTCAGTATTAAAGCAGAACAATACTTTACAAAGTATCCTTTTGTTCCTTCTCCTGATGGTGGATTCTATGACCTAGGATTTGGGGTTCTTCTTGGACCTCTCAACGAGTCTATCAATACAATTGTTAACCAATTGGTAGATGCAGGAACAATGTCAAATACGGCTGGAGGATTTCTTAGTCGTGGAGTCAAACTTAGGGGAGGAAGTAGCTCTTTTAACCCTATGGAATGGAAACCAGTAGACACTACTGGTGATGATTTGCGTAAAGGCATTGTCCCTCTGCCAGTTAGAGAGCCTTCTCAAGTACTCTTTACTCTCTTAAACCTTTTAATCAACTACGGGGAACGAATTGGAGGTTCAGTAGACATCCTAACTGGGCAAAACCCTGGTCAGAACACCCCTGCTGAGACTACTAGGACTATGGCAGAGCAGGGAATGAAGGTGTTTAATGGTATTTTTAAGAGAACACACCGCAGCTTAAAGCAAGAGTTTCGTAAACTGTACCGTCTTAACCAAATATTTGTTACTGATAACACCAAGTACTTCTCAAACGTAGAAAATCAAGGAGTTATATTGGCAACAGACTATAACGGCCCAGTAACAGACGTTATGCCTACTGCTGATCCTAGTGTTACATCTGATTCACAGCGTATTCAACAGGCAATAGCTATTGCTCAACGAGTAAGCACTGCTCCTGGTCTTTACAACCGATATGAAGCAGAGTATGCATTTTTGAAAGCGATGAAAGTTACCAATATTGACAAACTTCTTCCTGATCCTGCTGGTCCAAATGCCATACCTTCACAGCCAGATCCCAAGCTTCAAATAGAACAGATGAAAGCTGAAACTAGAAAGGTTGAGGCAGAACTAGCCATGAAAATGGGGCTTCTTAAACTTATGGGTGAAGCAGAACTCAATCAAGCAAAGATTAAAAAGCTTGAAGCAGAAGCAGAATCAATTAAAATTGGTATTGCTACAGAAGGACAAAAGATACGTATCCAAGAAATCAACAGTCAAATTGGATTACAAAGAGAACGTAGAGAAGGTATTCTTAGTTCTATAGATACCATGAACAAGGTCTATTCGTATATGACGGAAGACCAAAAGAGGCAACAACCCTCCCAGATGCCACAAGAAACGTCAGAAATGACTAGTGTGGACAACATGGGAGAGATGAAGCAAGCAGAGCAACAGCTATTACAGTAAATTTTAAGGAGTAAAAATGCCTATTGAGTTAGTTACTTTAGAAAGTTTTGAAGAATGGAAACATCATCCAGTTACTAAGCGGATTATGAAGATGTTAGTAGCAGACCGAGAAGCTATGAAAGAGGGTCTAATTAGCAATTCATATCAGGAAGAAATGGAAGTAAAAGGTAGATGTCGAGCCATTGCTAACATACTTAATATTGAGTATGAAGATCTGTTTGAAAACAAGTAAAAAGGAAGTTTATGAGTAATGAGTCAGGAATCAACCCTTGTGGTTGGAGAGTTTTAATCAAACCTCAAGAAGTAAAAGATATTTCTAAGGGCGGTATTATTATTGCTACAGAAGTTTCTAAAGAACGGGAACAAATGGGCAACACAACTGGCGTTGTAATCTCTATGGGAAAACAATGCTATGCTGACGAACCTGCACCCTGGTGTCAGGTTGGAGATAAAGTAATTTTTGCAAAGTATGCTGGCTTGCTTTACTTAGGTAAAGATGGAAGTCAATATAGAATGGTCAATGACAAGGACATTACAGGCATCCTAGATGCTGATGTGGACCTAGTTGATCCTTACCTTGCAAAACACTAAAAAATAGGAGTAAGATATGGAAAATGAAGTTAGCCAAGAAATAGAACCTAAAGTTCTACAGGAAGCAGAATCCCAAGGATGGGTTCCAAAAGAAAAGTTTCGGGGCAATGAGCAAGATTGGGTTGATGCCAATACTTTTGTAAAGCGTGGTCGAGAGATTCTTCCCATTCTTCGTAAGAACAATGAGAACTTGATCAAAGACCTAAACAGCACAAAAGAACAACTTAAAGAGTTTCGTGAAGCTGCTGAAGAGTTTAAAAACTTTCAAAGAGAAAGTTATGAACGCAAAGCAAATGAATACGAAAGGCGTATCCAAGACATTAAAGATAGCCGTGCTCAAGCCATTACTGATGGTGATGGACAGAAAGTTAGTGCTTTAGATGATGCATTAGATGAAGCTAAGGAAAACTTTAAAGAGGCCAAACAAGCTGTTAAAGATGTAATTAGTACAAAAGAACCTGATCCAACACCAGCAACAGTTGATCCAAGTCTTCAAACTTGGCTTGACAACAACGCTTGGTTTGGTCAAGATCGGCGTATGACAAGCATGGTTAATGGTATAGGAGAAAACCTCCGTATGGAATTTCCGGGTCTTAAAGGACAAGCTTTTCTTGACAAGTTAGATGAAGTTTTGGTAGAAGAGTTTCCAAATAAGTTTGGTACAAAGAAGCAAAGTTCTTCAGGAAATAGTCGTGTAGAGTCTGGTTCAGGTAGGCAGAGTCGAGCTAATGGCGGTGGTCATAGCTATGAAAACCTTCCTTCTGATGCCAAAACTGCTTGTGATCGGTTTGTTAAGCAGAAGCTTATGACCCGAGAACAGTACGTACAGGACTTTGATTGGAACTGATTTAATACCAACTTAACAGAGGAAATAACATGCCAGCAGCACTAACTTACCAAGAAAAAGTAGAGCGCATTAATGCTAAACTTTTAGAGAAACAAGAAGGATCATCCCCTGCCGTGGATGGTGCAACCCGTAAACGTAGAAATGTATTTAATGGCACAGAAGCCAAATTAGGTGTAAGATCACAGATTCCTGGATACCATCTTCACATCTTTACAGATGTTGGTAGTAGGGTCCAAGAAGCCATAGATAGTGGTTATGAGTTTGTCACCCCTACTGAAATTGGTGGTGTGAGTGAGAATGTAGTTAGTCGCAATGGCGACCTTGGAGAAAGAATTAGGTATCTTGTAAACCCTCGTGCTGAAGGCACAGAGCAGTTTGGATACTTAATGAAAGTTCGGCAAGAGTGGTTTGAGGAAGATCAAGCTGAACTTCAAGCGAAGAACAATCGTATTGATTCTGCAATTCGTAAAGGCAAGATGGGTGGCGATAGTCCACAATTCTATGTCCCGAATGGCGGCATCAAACTCACATGAAATTTTATTTAGGAGTTTTAAATGGCTAACGAAAATCGACCTTCTGGTCTAAAGCCCGTCAGCTACCTCAATGGAGCACCTTACACAGGGCAAGCTCGGTTGTATTCGGTAGCTTCTGGTAATGCTACGGCAATGTACATTGGTGATCCTGTTACCCTTAGTGGTACAGCAGATGCTAATGGCCTTGCAGGTATCTCAATTGGTGTTGCTGGATCAGCAATTATTGGTGTTGTAGTTGGTTTTCTAGTTGCTGTTCCCGGCGTAAGCTTGGTTGCTGCAACACTAGACCTAACTGTTCGTAGGATTCCAGCTAGTACTGCTGCTCAAGTCCTAGTAGCCGATGATCCAAACCTAATCTTTGAGATTCAAGATGGACAAACTGTGCCCACAGCTCTTGTTGACATTGGTCAAAACACAAACTTTCTTGTGGTTGCTGGTGCAACAACTGCTAGTGACTCAGGAACTACAACTGCTGCTACTCTTACTGCTTCTACTACCGCTAACTTGAAGCTTATGGGGTTTGTACAACGGATTGATAACACTCCCGCTAGTGCCTACGCAAAGTTGCTAGTTAAGATTAACAATCATGTCTATGCCAATACTGGCACAGCAGTCATCTAATTAAGGAGAATAGATTATGGCTGGAATTATTACAACCAGTTCCCACCCCAAAGCACTTTGGCCTGGAATCAAAGCTTGGTGGGGACAAATGTATGATGAGCATCCCGAAGAGTTTTGCGATATTTTTGATAAAGACACTTCTACTCAGAACTACGAAGAAGATGTCCAACTGACAGGATTTGGCCTTGTGCCAATCAAGTCAGAAGGCTCTGGTGTTCAGTATGACTCTGAAGTTCAAGGCTTTACAACTCGCTACACTCATGTTGCATATGCAATGGGGTACATCGTAACTAAAGAGGAAATGGACGACAATCTTTATGAGGTTGTTTCCAAAAAACGTGCGGCTGCACTTGCTATGTCTTTCCGTCAAACGAAAGAAAACATTGCTGCTAACGTCTACAATCGTGCATTTAATGCTACGTATCTTGGTGGGGATGGCAAGTCACTTTGCGCTACAGATCACCCCAATACAACGGGTGGAACGTGGGCTAACAAGCCTACTTCAGATGCCGATCTGTCTGAGGCTTCTTTAGAAGACGCAGTTATTGCTGTTATGGGCACAACTAATGATCGTGGACTATTGGTTTCTATCCAACCTAATAGCCTACACATTGCTCGTCAAGAAGTGTTTAATGCTCAACGCATCCTTAACTCTAGCTACCAAGTAGGTAATTCCAACAATGACATTAACGTCATTAAGTCTGGTAATTACATCCCTGGTGGCTTTAAGGTAAACCACTACTTCTCAAGTGCTCATGCTTGGTTTCTTCGGAACACAATTCCAGGGGGTACTGGCATGAAGTACTATGAGCGCCATGCAATTGCCTTTGATCAAGACAATGACTTCGATACCATGAACGCTAAAGCAAAAGGCTACGAACGCTATTCATTTGGCTGGTCTGATCCTCGCGCTATTTTTGGTGTAAATGGTCCGTAATTGTTCTTAATAACAACTCCTCTCTCACAAGGAGGGGAGTTTTAAAAGGAGTACACTATGAGCTATGAGCGTGAAAAAGAAAAGGGCAAACGCCCTGAACCTATGAATAGATCACCTAGTAAATCTCCTCGTAAAAAATATTAGCACTAATTTTGTGCTATCCTGATGATGACGCTATCAAACTAGATAGTGTTGTTTGTTAACACTTATGTCAACTTAGGAGTTTAAAATGGCTTTGCCTCAATCCCCCGCATCTAATTTCCCTGGTGGTTTTAACAACGTAACCATTCGTGGTGTTCCAATTACCCAAACCCATCCTGGGCAAGTCTACTGGGTATCTAACGCTTCTGCGACTCTTCTTCCGGGTCAAGTAGGCGGTTCTGATGGTAATCCAGGAACTTTTAATGCTCCATTTAGCACCCTTGAAACTGCAATTACTCGTTGTACTGCTAATCGTGGTGATATTATTTGTATCAAACCAGGACATGCTGAAACAATAAGCAGTGCTACTGCTCTTATGTTTGATGTTGCTGGTGTAGC